GAAAGTATTCTGACCCGCGAAACATCTCCACCATACCACCGAAAACGAAATTAGAATACTCACAGTTTTACTACTCGATGAGTGCATATTTGAAGACGTTGCCGTGGTACACTTTTGGCAAGACGCCAAGAGCTGTTAGCGAGAAAGTTGCTTCAATATGCAGCGTGAGCACATCTATGGCAGCAGGCGACTTCAGTCGCATGGATGCAAGAGTTTCAAACATCGGTCGAATGATCACAGAATCAGTCATGTTAGCGTTATTTCCAAAATACCTACATGAAGAGTTAATCGACCTGATGAAACTCCAAACTTATGCCACATGTTATACCACTCATGGAGTGAAGTATAACTCTGGCACCACACGCCTATCTGGATCCCCTGAAACTTCAGGGAACAACACAATGGAAAATGCTTTCGTCGCATACCTTGCATACCGGAAAACTCGCAGACCCGACACAGGTGCCTTCTACAGCAAAGAAGAAGCATGGGAAATGTTGGCGTCACGCTGCGAATTCGGAGGCGACGACAGCTTAATGGGGGACATGGTCCCAGCCTCTTACGCCGCCGCAGCTAAAGACATCGGTCACATAGTAAAATGTGACGTCTTTAACAGAGGCGATCCAGGCGTAAATTTTCTATCTCGCATTTTCGGGCCGGACGTTTGGTACGGTGACCCTAACAATATGTGTGACCTACTTAGGCAACTAACGAAGTTTCACACTAGTACGGTCACCACGGCAAATCCTGCCACCAAATTTACCGAGAAAGCGATTTCGAATATGTTCACTGATCCCAATACACCAATTCTTGGTCGGTACATAAGATTGTGGCTTGAGCTGAACAACATTAAGATCCCAAAGAAAATAGTGGACCCAGGAGTTGATACTTCATGGTGGTCTGCTAATTTTCAAATGAGCGAACAATTCATCAACAAAGAAGCAGATTGGATGTTTGACGTGGCTGAGAAGCAAATACCCGGTTTTAACTGGGGCCTTTTCATGTCATGGCAACCCAAAACGCCCGAGGAGATGCTCAACGCACCCTCATTCTCAGAACCAGTTGAAATTGCTCATCCCGATTTTAATCTCGTTGCCGATTTCGGCAACGGTAACGCGCATGCCATATACGCCAAGGACCCTACGGATGCTCCCATCCCTAGTCCACCTCCTGGCGATCATACCGAACCGTCTCCGGACAGCAGCAGCAGGCCCCGACCGTCCAATCCATTGCAGCATGATTGGTCAACACGATCATGGGAACGGACGCCTGCTGACTCTTCCGAAACAGAGACAGATGATGATTGTTTCGTCTTCAAAGACGATCCCTCTCGCAAACCCAATTCTTGCTTCTTCCCATTTTCGGACGA